GGCGTAATAAAGCTCGTAATCAGTGCGCGAGCGGTGAGCCACTGGCCCTCCTCCTCGCTGTAGTACCGATAACGAATCTCGCGCCCGACATCAGTTGCTGCAAACGGATCATCCGTAGTCACCAGAAAATCACCCGCTTCGGTGATCAATTCCTCATCTGCTTCAGTGGTCAGCTCGTAGAACGACTCGCTCGTAAAGAGCACGTTAGTGGAACCCGCGATAGTCGCCGTTGAACCCGGCAGCAAACTCGCATCTACGCCGCCGTCATACTCTAGCGAGCTATCGAGGTAGACCGCTGACTGAATGTCATCCAGCTCCTCAAACGACTGCGCAAAGAACTCCACATATTTGCTAATGACTGCCGGTGCTTCGGTCAGAATGCGTGAGCCGTCCTCAGCGTTGATAAAGTCCTCATCCTCAGCAAGGATTCGACTGTTCGCGCCGCTTGGAATCGCACGCTCGACAATCATCCACACATCGTCTACGTCACCGGCTGGGCCGCCGATCACTTGCACCGACTTTACTTTTGCAGAGGGGCCAGCAATCGGATGCCGGTGCCAGCCAAACACATTCTGCTCTCGATTGTAGGTCAGCCCAATCAGGCCGCCGTCTTTGAGCACGCACCAGATAATGTTGTCCGGTTCTTTCTGGTAGGTCATCTCAACGATGCCAACCTTCGCGATCTCAGGATAGAGCACGTTCATATCACGCGGCACCCAAGCGTCAGCCTGAATGTCGAACCGCAATTCCATAATGCGCCGCCCACCGACGCGCACGAACATCACACTATCCTCAACCAGCACCGGATCAACTTCGCGTGACCCTTCCGCTGACTGAATCTCAAACTTAAAGTTTTCCGGCCCGAACGCCTGCGTAGTCGTGACTTCTTGAATCGCGACCTCAGAGCCTCCGGTGCCGACCAGCAGCACATCCGAGGCCGCAAGCCATCGAATCTTATCGACGCCTCCGACCGCGAGCGTCAGCGAGATAGAGTTATCCGCAAGGATCAATCCCTGCGTGTCTACCGCAAATGAGCCGTAGTCTCCGGTAACACTAAAGAATACTTGCTGCTCGCCAGCCCAGACCAATCGATTGCGGAAGAACGCGACCTTGTACGGATAGATTGCGCCGGGTGCTGCGCCCCATGCGCCGATACGATACAGACACTCCGCATTGGTCAGATACATCTCATTCGGTGCCGTCCCCGGCCCGATGATCGTCGCGGTCGCCTGCGTCGTACTGACTACCGTGTTGATCTTAACGATGACATAACCGGGATTCTGATATTTCCACCGCACCACACCGTCAGACTGAATGCCTTCCTCATGGATCGGTCGCTGTGCGCCCGTAGTGCCAGAGTTTTGCGCTTGATAAATCTTGCCGTCAGACTTGCGCAAGTTTCCAGTCGTAACCGATTTGTTAGTTTCCCACGCATCCGTGGTGCTATTGAGCGGCTCAAACCGAAAGAGCATCCCTGCGTGCTCATCCACAAAAACAGGGGTCGTGCAGGTCACACTAGTAGAACCACTGATGCTATTGACCTGAAACACCTTGGTATCAATCGGGGTCGCTTGGAACGGCCCGTCTGTTGGCTCAAAGAGCGCAAACTGCCAGTTAGTCGCGCCGAATCGCGTGAGCGTTCGAGGCTCGTAGCCGGGGCATCCAATGTAAAGCACATCGCCAGATTGCGTAACCGAGAGCGCACACCCGCCCTCTGCGTTTGTTAAATCCTCTGCCGCATAGGGTGAGGCAACTTCGTACACACTGCGCAGATCGCCATTGAAAACGTAGGCCGCAAAGTCGGTCGTATCAATGTTATTGCCTGCGGTATCTTGCAGCTCAAAGGTTTTGGCTCCGACGTTGACGTTGGCGACTTGAACATAGCTTCCGTTTAGCTCGGTCATGCCCTGCACATCAACGATCTGAAACCAGTCGCCGTTGCTTGGGTCTGCGCCGTCGTAGGTTAGAACGCCCGGATTCGCCTGCGTGATGTTGATGATGTTGATGCCATCAACAAGCTGGACGCCGCGATCCGTATAGAAGCGCACATAGTAGTCGCCGAACTCGAGCACATAGGCTTGATCGAACGAGAACTCAAAGCGCTTGAGAAAAGAAACCTTATCGCTGTACTTGGTCGGGATGACGAACCGCGTACCGGGACACCGCTTGGCTGGCCCCTGCACAGTCGGGATGAATCGCTCCATCTTGAAACAGGAGCTTGCGTACTTCTCAAAGTCTACGCGACCCGATAACAGTGGCCCGACTTCGCCACCGTTAAAGTTCGTGATACCCGGCGAAACCCTCGCCATCTGTTATAGCCTCGCCAAAATCCAAGTATTGTCTGCGATCGACTCCGGTGGATTCTCGATAGCATTGGCAACCACCGCATCACGAATCGAGAAGCGGTAATCGTTATAAGCGATCTGTTTCTTTTGGGTATCTGCGGTCAGGGGTTCCGCAAGTAAGTACGCGAGATAGGCTGAGAACGCCATATCGAACGCGGTATCGAACTTCACAGGATCAGTAACCTTCGCGAGATAACGCAACTTGAGCGGGCCTGCATCGTTTGAGAGGATGTTTCCCGCTTCGAGCACATATTCTTGACCGCCTATGCCGATCAGATCGGACATATCAGGGGTCGGGAAATACTGCCCCACCTGCACGATACGCAAGCAATCGGTCGGCACCGGATACTGATAGCTGTAGTCCCAGAGCGGTGTGTCGCTGCTGGCTGCGAGCTGTGCTCGCTTCATGCAGAAGCGCCAAGAGAACCGGCGCTGGAGATAGTCACGCGCCATGTCAAACACAGCGTTGACCTCGCGTGCAGGCTTGGTGTTATCCGTTAGATTCAGAATGCGCAAATCCCCGAGCTTCGTCAGCGCGAGGTTTGCGATTGCGACGTTACTTGCAGCCAAGGGAACCCCCCTCGGCTACTAAGCCGGAGGCCAAATGTCTTGAACGATTGCGTCCTTGATCGACTCGATGGCGTACAGAACTTCATCCTTGTTCATGTTCGCAGCGAGATCGACACGCAATTCCACATCCGTTGAGGCGGTAGACGCCGCACCTTCCGTGACGTTGCGAACACCTTGCTCGCCACGATCAATGCCATAAAAACGCTCTGCCATGTTCTCTCTCCGTTAGAGATGGGGCGAGCCGGTTGCCCAGCCCGCCCCGTTCCACTTAGGCCGTAAACCGACCGACGAGCTTCACCGTAGCGGTCGCGTCAGCCGCGCCGGTTAAGGTGAGTGCCACATCGTAGAACTTGTGCGGATCGCTGGTCAAACCCAACGCGTCCCACAACTCCTTGCCGCTGTTGGCGATGGTGAACACCGCAGCCTCATGCAACACATCCTCGCCGTTCAACGCGCCGTCCTTGAGGGACAACGCCGAGGCAAAGAAGTCTGCATCGACCACAGCACCACCCGCTGCCGCCGTGTCGTACAAGCCGATATCGGAGATCGTGGTCGTTCCGATGTCAGGCGAGTAGATGCGGAGGTCGGTCATCACTGCGTTCGACGGTACACGGAACATCCGGTAGGTCGAGGCAACGCTGTCGCCGCTGGTGATCGCTGCTGTCGCCACCGAGACGCGCTCGAAACCACCGTCTACACGGGGGTTGTTGAGCACGACCGGGGTCGCGTCTGCGTTCGTGATAAGGGTTGACTTAACTGCTACAACTGCCATTTTCGTTTACTCCCTTATTCCGCGCACAGGATGTCAACGATCTTCTTCTCCTCGGTGCGGGTCGCACCAAAGGTGCCCATCAGGTAAACCTGATACGGGTGTGAAGAAAGATCACGACGCTGCGTGACGTTGGACATGATGTCGTTCCACATACCGAGGTGAACGCCCGAGGGCACCCACACTGGGCAGCGACGGAACGTCGAGCTGGTCGGCAAGCGCTCGGTGTGGACGAAGTTGATGCCCAAGAACTGCATCACCTTGCCGTCCTTCATCACCGGAGAGCCGCTGTTGAAGTCGCTCGACACCACTTGGATTTGGCCCAAGAGGTCATCGTGCTGCTCGGCACTGATCGCGCAGTACACAGGCTCGGCGTCCAAATCGACCTCATTCTCCATGAGAATGCGGCGAGCTTCGCGCAGCTTGTCTACCGTGAGGCCCACGTTGCCCGAGGCAGCGTAGTTCACCGCAACGCGCTGGTTGCTGGTGTCAAAGCCAGTGGTGGTGCCACCCGCTTCGCCCGTCTTGTTGTCGTTGAGCATACCGTTGATGATCACATCGTCCATCGCACGGCCCATCGCATACAACCCGTTCTGCGCGTAGGCAGACTGCGGATCAGCGAGGAGACGGAGCTTGTCGAACGAATCGATCAAGTCGGCCCAGTCGAAATCTTCTGGGAACACCCAGCGACGGTCGTTCGGGGTGTTTACCGGAACGATCGGAGCATAACGGGTGCTGACAGCGCGCGCAGCGGTTGCACCGTACTGCGTCACGACTTCGGACTGCTTGCCCTTGTATGAGCCAGTCTGCACGGTGCCGCGCAGCTTGGAGCCTTTTTGCTGCAAAAGCAGCGAGATATTGGTGCCGTATTGGACGGCATAAACTGATGCAATATTGTCGGCCATGATAGACCCTCCAAAAAACCATTAAAAAATGACTCTCGGAAGGCTTATCCATCACTGGGGCCATAATCCTTGTGCGATACGCTCACACCGAGCGGCTGTCTTTCCAGCAGTCAGCGGGGTCTTACGACTTGCCCGTTCCTAAAAAAAGCCCGGAAGGTTTCCCCTCCGGGCCAACGCTCTCTCTAAGGAGTAACAATTAGGAGGTAACGGCGCAATAGTAATCTCACGCTGTTATTCATGCAACTACTCATCCATCAATTCAGGACGCGCCATGCGATGCAAACGCTCCATCTCCGCGATCGCGCCCGCACGCACTCGCTCGTCAGGATTCATGTAGCGAGACATGAACTCCTCATCCGCGAACATCGAGGCAATCTTGTTGGTCGCCTGCTGCGGCGTCATCGCCCCTGAGTCTTGCGAATCCGACGCGACGAACGTGCCTTCCGCGAACGATGCGCCGATTG